AAATATCAATTCCAGTTTGTGTTGCTCGTGATGTAACCAATCCCACATTAGAAGGTGGAGTTGTAGGACCACCGGGAACTGCATCATCTATCGCCTCTTGAATTGCATCTCTTGAAACAACAACATCAACAACAAGATCATCCCACCCAATTTTTGACGCGGTAAATGTAACCACACCACGACCACTAGGAACATCAGTTATATAATAACTATTTCCTACCCATGATCCTGTAACCGTAGCAGAATCAGCATTTATACTCCAGTTTTGTGAATAATCAAGTCCAGCCCTCATAACTTTAAGTTCTACAAATACTTTAGAGTAATCGTATCCTACATTATGTACATATGGAACGTGTAATTCTTGGGAACTTGGAACAAGTTCATAGGGGGCGTTTTCTTTAACTGCAACAGATTCACGAGCTATCTGATATGCTATAGCATCCCTATCCAGAGATGCCAATATACAAGTGTATTTATATTGTTCGGAATATTCTTCATAAGAAACACTTTGAATAATACCTAAAGATGTACTTCCTGCAATTGTAATATTTACAGGGGAACCCTCTGCAACATAATCATCAGAAAGAAAACTATATTTAGTAGAACCAATTTCTATTTGTTTTGAAAGTGCCCGAGCGAACCAACGAGCAATATCCCCATCATAAACATAATCGAGAGTTATTTTGGTGGGTTTTATCTGTTTGCTACCCTTGGGATAAACAACAATTTCTCGTTCTGATGTTTTGTACCAAACATCAGCGTAAATGTTATTATAGTATATGCTCTTATAATCAGATACATTATTGTTCTTGTAGAGAAGCCGAGCTTTCTTATTACCAAACTCAATAACATCTAATGAAATTCCGGTATCATATTTATTTTCAATTACATGATTTTCTGTAGCAACAATACCAGAAAAATCACTATCAAAGTTTTTATAATTGTAATCCAACTGTTTTGCTATAGCTTTATTAGTAAAATACTCTATAGCATCATCAGTATACTCTTGATATACAATTTGATTTGTTCCTGTTGATTCATCTATAACATTAGCTTTTGGAGGATAAAAATATGTCGGAGGGATTGGATACCCCTTAAAGGTACCATCATCTCCATATCCACAATTACTATCGGTGTAAATTCTAACCTTATCTAAATTCTCAAGCTCGTAGTGCTTTACTTCGACACTATCATAACTTTGAGTTTTATCTACTATGTTAATTTCTTTAATAATGTTTGATTCATCAAACGTGTGGACTGGAGAAACTATTTCCGGTGGAATGGTTGGAAAAGAAATACTACCACCACCGATTGCTCCTGGAATTGTTTTAATACTATATTCAGCTAATAAATTCCACTTAATAAATGATATATCTCCAGACGCATTGAGATTGAATACATATCCGTATTCATATGCAAGAGTGGAGATTAAATCATACACCGTATTAGTTTCATTTTTTGGCGCGAACCGGTTAATAACTGTATCTATAGTTACAGAATCGTCAACACGGTCTTCAAACCCCGCTATAGTAGCAAGGAGATGAACAATAGATTTGGATGGATTTAATGGATCGCATATAGCACAATCGGCGTATACAATATCTCCGACTTCAACATCAAGATAATCAGTATCATCAACAGCTTCTAAGGATATAATAGTATTATCAGCAATACCATTGTATTTCCAATTTCTATTAAACGGTATGTGTCCGTAAAAATAATCGGTACCACTTTCTGTAATATACACAATTATATCTAATGTATTAGCAGTAAGAAGGGAAAAAAATGTAGAATTATATTTCATTGAAAATGAACATTCACTCTGGGCAGATGAGAATGTATCATTGAATCCATTTCTCGAAATGGTAAGAGTATCATATATAACATAATCGGAAACTTCCACAAATCCGTTTCCATCTTGAAAATCTAAATATACTTTTTTTTGACTCATTAAGGTATCTCCTATTACACGGTAAGTATTCCGCGAGAGCGTTGATTATATATAATTGAAGCTATACTACCAGCTAATTCTTTTTCTGCTACCACAGAACCAGCGACAGACACATTTACATTTATATTTGTACCACCTTTGTTACCTAATGACCATGGAGTTTTGGTTGCAATTAAATAATCATCCGGTGCTGTAGTTATAATATTACCATTAGGAGCAATTATAGCATCTTGAACAGAGCGAGCTGTATTTACATATGTATCAAGCCAATTTTTCATTTCTGCTAAAGCATCTTTAGTTAATGATTTTTTCCATCTTTCTAGGACTCTATTATATTCATTCTGTATTTTAACAATGTCCCCCGTAGCAAACACTTGCTTTAATTTTTCTAAATCTTCCCCAAAAAATTTTGTAAAACTAGCCACTTGGTCCCCCAAGTGGGGGATATTAGTAATGGCGGGTATCAAATAGGGTTTAAGATTTCCGAACATGTTTTCTAAATGTGAGAGTATCTCCGCAGTAGCAATTCCAACATCGACTGTATCTCTCCCAGTATTTCCACCCCCAGTATTTCCACCCCCAGTATTTCCACCCCCAGTATTTCCACCCCCAGTATTTCCACCCCCAGTATTTCCACCCCTAGATATTCCTAAATTAGTCAATGCTGTAGTGATGGCATCTATCATAACCCGAGAAAGCGATTTACTTGTTAATCCATTATCTTCCAGTAATTTAGAAATCTGCTCATCAGACAATCCACCGGCATCTATGGCATCTTGAAGTTTATAAAGGTCTAATAATCTTTGTAAAATTTCTTCTTGGGTTTCTAACTGCCTATCGGCGACAGAAACAAGCGCATCTTGTGTAAACACCATCTGAGATTTAAGATTCTTTACTTGTGATTCATACTCAGTGGCAGTAATTGCACCAACTTCATATAAATCTTGAAGACTATCTATTTGTTTATCAAATATGCCAGAAAGTTTATCATGTAAATATGATATAGTATCTTTAAGAGAATCTTGTGTGTTTCTAGCGGCTTTTGCGAAATCTTTAAGGGCACCCGTTGAACGCTTAATCTCTTTAAGGTATCTAATGTGTACACCGGGAATCATATTGATTACGCGAATAACTGCATTGATAGCTTTTATAATAACGTTACCTACAGGCATAATTACATAGTCAAAGAACCAAAGAAACCCACCAGATACCCAATCTATTGCGGCAAGAAGTGGAGCAAATGCACCATAGGCAAGAGAAGTTACAATCTGAAAAAGTCCTAAGAAGGGTGCCAATACTTTACCAAAAGCCTCCCCAACCTGTTCTACAATAGCAACAAGAGGTTCAAGAGCGTCATTAGTAAGAGGTTCAACCATACCACGCATAGCTTCAAAAGCTGTAGTAAGTGGATTAAGAAGAGCGGTTACATTTTCGATTGAGGTTATGAATGAGGTAAGTGCAACAGTACCTACTGCGAAAGGATTTCCACCAGCAGCCAAGCTACCGGATTCAGTTTCTTCAGCTCCAAGAGCAATTGTACCACCTATACCGGCAGAGGTATTACCTGTGTTAAAGGCACGACCAGCACGAGCACGGACACCATTCCAATAGTCAGATTGCCCCTGTGTGGCCTCATTAAACATACCTATTCCAATCAATCGTCTATGTGTTTTTGCAATATCTCGATATATTTGCGCTTCTTCTGCTATAAGATTATTTAATTGTATCTGGTATGAAATTCTATCTTGTTCATTTTTAGCAAACTTAATATTTATAATCAAAGCATCTCTACGCGCTTCTACTTCTTTTTGCGCAGAAGCATACGCTTTAGCATGTGCTAACTGTAAATCATCTACAGCAGAAAGAGAAGCCGCAACAGCAGATTCTTGCGGAAGCCACCAATCTCCTAGTTCGGGTAGTTTTTTTCCAAAACCCTCTTCGAGCATATCAGTTATTTGTTTTATACGCTCTCTCATTCGCAGACCAAAACCAGACTTCTCCATACCAACTTCACCAATTTCTATAAAAGCGGCATTATAAACCTCTGTGAGACTCTTCAACTCTTCTTCAAGAAGTGCTTTTTGTTTATCATCAACGAATAAATCTTTCCATTTAAGTTTTTCTGTATCCCATGTGTCCTTAAATGTACCTATATATAAATTAGCAGCGCGTCTACCAAACGCATGAGCATCTTTGGGATCATAAAAAAGTTTTTCATTTTTACCAGTAAGCGATGAGAAATATGCCATCTCACGTTCCATAGCTGACTTATAGGCCCTAGCACCAGCTTGAGCCGCATCTGCATGAACCTTAGCAAAATGCCCAGCAATATCAAAACCAAGCATTCTGGCCACTTCACCGTTTATCATTTTATTCAGATAAAGCATCTTCGCAACTTCTGCGTTTGCTAATTTATATCTAGCGGCATAATCTGAAATCAATCCGACCAAACGAGTATTAAGTTCAACTTCTCTTTCCATGTCGGAAAGTCCCATTTTATCTACTTGAGAAGTTATTGTGGGAAGTTGCTCTCTCATTATTGGTATTAAGGATTCCATCGCTAACTGAGCATCCTCTTCAAACGCTTTATCTCTTTGAGTTGCATCATATACAGTTTTAATTGCAAGTATTGGGCCTGCAATCAATGCAGCAATACCAGCTAATTGAGACATGATAGGAAGTGCCATCATAAGTCCTTCAGCAAATAAATGTCCTGAAGTGGCTAATTTGGCAATAAAACCACCAGCTAAATTCTTTCCAGAAAGGAGCATTAAAGCCTCACCAATATTCAAAATAGTTTCTGGTAGATTTTTTAACAATTTTGTAGCTGTAGAAATACTCTTGTATGCTATAAATACTTTTAAGGCTTTTGTGAGTAAAGGAAGAACTTCCACTAAACCTTTTGCAAGTGTAAAAAATAAATCTGCTAGAGATTTTATATCCATACCCAGCTCATTAAAATATTCTTGCATTTCAGTAGATTCTAACATAGATGTCATTTCATCAATAAAATTTTTGTATGAGTTAGTAGCTCCACGCATAATCTTACCAGTAGACTTTTCAAATATATCTTCAAACATAGCTAACTTACCAGTAAGAGTATCCATATATTGTTCAAGCATTCCTGAAAATCTACCACCAGAAGAAGTCATATTCTGGAATGCACGTTCTACTTCTTTGAATCCAACTTTACCTTGACTTGTAAGTTTTTGTATTTGTTGTACATTGACACCCATCACTTTGGCTAATTCTTCATAAATAGGAATACCACGCATACCAAACTGCATAAGGTCACGACTATATGCTCTACCTTGAGAACGAAGAGTACCATATACATAAGCAATATCCCCAAGACTATGACCTGTAGCCAAAGCCACGGTACCGAGAGTATCCATAGTTGGGACAAGTTCTTTAGCCGCAAAACCATATGCCATAAGTTGTTTTGCGGCAGAAGCTGTATCTTTGAATGTAAGAGGAGATTTAACAGCAAAATTATATAAATCTTCCATTTGAGCTTTAGCTTTTTCTGCAGATTTTAACATGACAGTGAATGCCATTGTTTGGTTTTCTACAAATTTATTAAATTCCATACCAGAAGACATTAACTTCATCGCTTTGTTAATACCGACAGCCATAGACATATACTGCGCGGCTATACGTGCTAAAGACTTCCCTACGGAAGCCTCAGCACGAGTCATGGAACCAGTTGCGGTTCTTTCAAATGTTGTGAATTGTCTTGATGCTTTTTCCGTGCCTACAGCGCGGACTTCAAATAAAGCACTGGTTTTACTGTCTGCCATGATGTCCCCTATTTACTTCGACGGGAGGAAATTCCACTAGGGTTATTTGTTATATTTACATTATTTGAACTATGGGCTTCCATAGCTTCATTTTCCATAGATTTGGATTCCAACTCTAATGCAGTTATACCTTCCAGAACATCTATAGGCATATCAGCCCACCCATCATGATCCGGCATTCCCCACAATTTAATTAAATTATAGTATTCAAGAATAATAAGAAAGGTAGGATCATTTACATATTTTGTTATTTCATCACGTCGAATTTTAACTGGCTCATCACCAATCTTAAAAATCAGGGGAATGTGCCCCCGACTTTTAAGAAAGTTGACCTTATGCTCACCCTTCGCCAGCAAGTGGTAAGCAATTCTTAGTTTTTTTCGTTAATCCTGCTTGTAACAAGCTCACTGAAAAATGCATATATTTCGTCGATAAGAGCGTCGAACTCTACCGGCCCCTCGAATAGCTGTGCTACAGAGGTTACTTTAATTTCAATTCCATCCTCAGAGATGTATCCGAGGTTTTCAATTTTTGTAACAAGCTCATCAAGATATTTTTTACGATCAATCTTGATTGCCATTGATGGTGTCATTTCACCATCAGCACCCTTACCAAATGTAAACTCACGAGGAAAGATTCTCTCCTTGATTTTTACAGTAACGGGGCGGTAATGAATACGAATCTGGTCATCAGTATTCGCATCTTTGTTCTCCATCCACTCAGGAATGAAAACACGGCTTTTAGTGATAGAAGGTTGCAGAATCATACTAGGTATCTCCTTTTGTATGTTTTATTAAAGATAGTAGACCCCCACTATATGAGGGTCTACAATTTGACTATTAGGGCGAGACGGGGACGGGAACCTTTTCTGTAAAGATAACCGCATCATTACCAATGAGACGAACATTAGCAGTAAAGCTCTGAGCGTCCGCTACAGATGCACCAAGATTGTACGAAGTAAGCTGTACCTGTGCAAGCATGTATACAAGGGTCTCACCTTTGGAATTATCCTTCTGAAGATACGCCTTGATGTACAGATCACCAGTATTAACTGGGTTAAGAGTAGATTTTCCATCACCATCATAGTTGACAATCTTGAAGAACCGGTTAGCAATGCTGGTACCATTAGCGAGACTGGTAACAAAGGTAATACCTTCGATAGAACCAGAAACGTCTTTCTTACCAGTACGATACTTTTTCTGATCGTCTGCAAGAACTGTAACTTCGATTTCATCAGCAGAAATATCGAAGCTAAAAGAGCTTACTTCTGCAACAGTAGATGCAGTAACAACTGACGCAGAGTTGGTTGTTGAGAACGTGGCAGTGCCATCACCAATCCAGAAATCCCCAACTTCATATCCTGTTGGAAAAACAGTACTACCACTTTTGGCAACAATTTTATACAATGTTCCTTTTGTAGCAGTTCCAGTTTCCGTCGGCGTTCCAAAAGAACAGGTAGTTAATAGAGCATCACTGCCCACCAGTCGGTCGATCGCCATGTAATTACCTCCTATGTTTCTACCACACCAAGAGGTAGAAATATCTATATATACTTATGTATTTGCATATTTATATAATACGCATTGTATAAAAAAGTATACACTACTGTATACTTTTGTCAACACCCCTGATTTATGTAGATGGTCTAACTGTTTGCCAGTCGAATGTAAATCGACATAGTGCCGTAAGATGGTACCTATAAGCACCATTAAGTCCCGGATATCCGCTAACAGCGTTGCACTTGATATAAAGATCATTCGCGTCACCGAGTGTACCCCTAAGATTCTCAAGGTGAGCTTTAACTTTTTCCATTATTTCTCGACCATCACGCCACTGTGAAGGGCCAGCATCTAAACCAATACGAACATTATTGTGTTCCTCTCCCCGAGTAGCACTGATACGTCTACGTTGCCCACCAGAAGCCTCAATAATTATCCACATCATCTGTGCTCCTACTGGAGCCTGTATATTAAATATCTTATTCGCTCCCCCTAGAGGAACTGTTATATCTGTTTTAGTTTGGAGATACTGCATTATATCTTTTTCTATCATCTTCGTACCTCTATCTTTTTATTTACTAAATAAGCATATTGTCTGAATGCTTTCTTTAGAAAATCAGGAACTTGATTTGCAGTAGGATTTATAAACTCTCTACCGGGAGTATCCCTGTCTCTTATTTTTTTAACTAATTCCCAAAAACGATATTGATTATACGGATCGGGGTCATCTTTACTGATTCCTAATACTTGATTAGCCCATTCACTTAAACTTTTAATAAATTCTTCTGATCCATCATCGGTTCTATGTATTCCAGAATAAGTATCACGTACATAAGCATGGGGAGCATCAGAACCAACATATAAAACACCAACTTCACTTGGTTTTTCTATCTCATCTTCGGAGGCGTATTCTCCTTGAGCGTTGGAACCTTTGTTTTGCATCTGCCACGAAATAGAATTTGATAATCGTTTTGATACATCATTATCACTTGTAATTTCTTTCATAGCTTGAACAGAAGAAGCCCCAACATCTGTGAGCATAGCATCTACAGCAAGACTTAATTTTTTACCATCAAACATCTCACCCTTAATTGTCAATCGGGTGTATTTTTTAGCCATTATGTACTCTCGAGTGGTATTGTTACAGGAGATTGGGGTCTTTCCAATTTACACATAACATATGGGATTAAATGTTCCCATACTTCCGGTAAACCCTTATTTTGATAAACTACACCATTACTTCTACGAACTAGGTAATTGTCTGGGCTTACAATACCGTTGTATTCGATATCCATAAATCCAACTTCTGTTATGTTTTGATTGTCTTGATTATTTACTAATTCATCACTTGACGTTACAGGTTCTACACGCATAAAAACTTCACCCACATAATTCCATGTGGGTGATTCCCATCCTACTGATGGAACGTATTCATATACATCATAGTATTCTCTTGTTTCAGGAAATAATGCCATAACTATTACCTTATGAGATTCTCTATAGCAAATGAGCTACAAGAAGAAGCGATGGGGCCAGATTTACTCATGAGATCAAGTAATTGCCGTCCGTAACCAGATAATTCGAGGTAGTTTCTAATAACTCCAACCCCTCCGTAACTCACCATCATACGTCCTTCGGCCTTATATGTAAGTACTCCAGCCCCACCACCATTATCAACGGAAACAAAGTAATTATGACAAGCAAGTAATGCTACTGCTTTTTCATAATTTATGCCGTAAAAATCCCTACTCGTTTCATCACGAGCAAGAGCTATAAATGTATCCCGTGTATCTGCATTATAAAGAGCGGGATATATTGCTTGTATGATATTTACGGCAGTCATCTATTTAGTCCTTTATATCACCCTCTTCTACGAGGGCTTTCTGATTAAGAATTTCAGCGCGAATATCTGAACGGATTTCTTCTTTGAGCCACTTATCTAGTGTGGGAATGTGGAAACACCCCTTAATAAGCTCATCGAGTTTTTCACCACTTCTACGATCTATATCACTGATTTTTGCGGGAACGATAAACTTATCTTTATCCTTTCCTTCTTCGCACTCAGTAACAAGCTCTTTCGGATAGTTGTTTTTTTCCAAAATAACTTTATCCACCTTGGTGTACTCTTCTGCAAGATGTCCTGCTTTAGCCCACCGCCCTGCGGTGTCTTTAATAAGAGCATACTTGTCATCAGAAACATCCTGCGTTCCCGGAACAAGATTTACAATCTCGGTAAGACCTTTCATTGGTATACCGATACACCCATTGGTTTTGTTCGTTACAATCATCTAGGTATCTCCTTTAGTGATTTATTATATTGAAACACACTATATAAATATGTTTTAGTATAATAAATATAATAGGAGGTATTACCTGTAATGGCAACACCCCCTATTTATATATTAGAACCTTAAATCAACCTCAGATTCCGTACGCTTTCGCAACCGAAAGTGGGTAGAAAATTGTAACACCGGCGGTTTTTGCCCGACACGGAACTACATATTCCAGACCATCTACCATCAGCTCTTCCTGAGTGAACGGCATCGGCAGATCAAACACGAGGTGATCTGCATCATTCTTCCAGCAGAACATCGCTTTATTAGAATCATAAGCAGTACTAGTAGGGGCCGCAGTTTCAAGTTCATTGAACCACACAACCTGTTTAATATTCTTACTGTTTTCAAGGAAATAAGTAAGAATAGTTTTTTCAGATTCACTCGAAATCCGTTTTCGTTCAATAAGCTGATAGCTTGTGAGCGGGAGGGCGATTATGTCAGGAACTTCAATTCCCTTAGTATTCGAGATGATCTGGTTAGCAATACCATACAGATCGGCAAGAATCTCATCTGAGGTTTTCTTTTCCCAATTAGTTTTGTTATTGGTTGCATCATCGGGAACGGTATAAGTAGAAATACCAGTTGCATTGAAGAGACCCTTAGCTCCAGTAACAGAATCACCGGAAATGGCAACACTATTGAGCTTGGATTCAATCGCCTTACGTGCCGCATTAGCACGACCAGCTTCGAGAGGCTTGTTAAGTTTTGCCGCACGAGCAATTTCATCCTTGTTGTACTTGTAGGAAACATGTACAGGATAAATCTTAACGGTTTCCTCTTTACCGTAGATGTCTACAGACGGGAAATCAGTAGCGTAATCACCACCACCCATCTTGGCAACTCCAACCCGACCGTATACACGGTGAGTAATCTGAGTAGCAAGAGGATCGCCCTCAGTGCTAATCGGGAGCAGATAGAGCATCTTGAAAAGGTCATCGTATTTTACATCGTATGACCGCGCACGAATGCTTTCAAGTTCACGAGTAAAGAAGATAGACTCACCAGCATCAAGCCGCATATATTCATTCATTTATGCTATCCTCCTTATTTCATACCACGCACTTCAAGGAGTGCAAGGCCAGACGAGACATTCGAGCGGAAAAATCCACCGATGTCATAGTTATTAGTAGCAACGTCAGTGAACTTACCAAGAGTACCAGCACCACCAAGACCAGACACATAAGCAGGGTCTTTGTCGGCAACAGTGGACTCAGCAAGAACATACAGACGGCCATCACGAAGAATCGAGACAGACATACCGGCTTTCCAGCAAGCGGTTTCTGCACCAAAGTCCTTGCCACCATTCTGCACGAACGCAGCAACACCGAGGAACTTACCATTAGTACCATAGACCACAGTTACACCAGCCTGACTAGCACCAAGAGTAACAGCGCCGGTTACAGTGAGGTCAAGACCCGCAGGAGCAGAAACTACGATAACACGGTTAGTAGAACCAGCAACCGCAGAAATTCCAAGACCAGCAAGAGTCGTGTTAGCATTGATAGCAGCTATAAGAGCTGTCATCGTAGCAGCATGAGAGGTTGCGTAGGTTTCCGCCACAGCAGTACCGTTAATAGTGACGGTATACACATTCGAGGCAACGAGGTCAGCATCAAGCGAGACCGTAGCCTTATCCTTATGAGGGGCGTAGCATTTATTCTCCGACCCCACAAACCCGAAAACCGGGGAACCAAAATTGATGTCTTCTTTTGCGATGGCAGATTCAAAGTCGTTATGAAACCCTTCTACCATACCCGCAATAGCGACATCAGGAGCACCGTAAGCACCCATTCTTGCCTCCTATTACTTACGACCCTGCATTCTGAGGCGTTCGACCATACGGTTATACGCTTCCTTCGCAGAATCTACACTGTCAACTTTAGTAGTGGGAAGGTTTCCCTCATTCACATTTGCAGTGTCATTTTTTTCATTTTCGAGAGCAATATCTTCACGTGCACAATCTACACGAGCATCAATATACTCATCCGACTTACCATCCAGAGATGTCTTAGGGTATACAGCAAGCACGATAGCTTTCTTAATATCCATATCAGACATATCGCCTTTAATTTCTGCTTTAGCATCATTAGCAAGTGCAAGCAAGTCCATACGGGCTTCTACACGCTTGTTAATTTCTGCCTCATCCAGTTTAGAGGCTTCTAATTCAACCAGCTTCTGTTCTACAGAATCCAGTTTTTCCTTTGCGGAATCGCGTTCGGCTTCAAGTTTAGCAATAACACTATCTTTAGCTTTCACATCATCAGCAAGGGAATCAGCACGGGACTTCTCATTAAGGTAAGCGTCGATTACAGCAGGTTCTGCTTTATAATCAACAGAATCAAGCTGAATAGTTTTCATATTATCGGCCATCCTACCCTCCTTATTTGAATTTGTATTTTCAACCGCTAATGCGGCATCATCACTAAAAGAACGAATAAGTACACCATCTCCGCTATCCAATTTAATACGTGCGGCTTCACCAGCCCTAGCAACATCCACAACAGCTACATGATTGTATCTTATATTTTTTTGTCGTTTTGTATACGGCATCCCAAGCCACACACCACTTTCATCAACAACATCGGCAGTATACCCACAGGAAAGTTCTCTTTTCCCACGGAGAATATCATCAATAGTTTGTGCATCCTGTATGATCATATCTATCGTTAGGTGAATATTATCTCCATTCATAGGATTATCACCTAAATTACCTACCTGAAATAATTTTATATTATCGGCAGTAACAGCTTCATTCGGATGATTATTTGTAACTGGTTTTAATCTCAAAGAATCTAATGATTCATTTTCAAAAACATCATCTGGATGTCTAAGTTCATATTCAATAGACCCATCTGATAATTTATATGGAAATACACCTATATTTGTTACACAAGCTCTACCACGAATATAACCCTCTGGTGTTTGTGTAAAAGATTCTGTCATCCATGTAGGAGCATCTATTCGATCATATCGTACCATTCTTATACCTCCACGGTATGTATAAAAAAGTATACACTACTGTATACTTTTGTCAACACCCCTGATTTTATCCAGTTTTGAATTCTGATTTTTTGTAAATTTCATTTTTACCAATACGTTCAAGTCGCTCTGTTTTAATTCCAATATAATCCCCCTTTTCCGCAAGGGTAATGGTTACAGAACCGTATCCTATTTCTTCTATAGCTTCTTTTATTTTCTCTAATAGTTCTGGTGTACATTTCATGTGGTACCCCCTTCTATAGATTTATCCACTTCGGATAAATAGTAATTCCAACTCGGATATCCCAGACATCGACAGTTCTTGACAATAATTCTATTATCAGATACCATATACATATCACAAGGTGATTGGAGGTTATATACATGACTGTATTCGAAAGAAACGTGCTTACTAAGAACATTCTCAGTCTTTGGTCTCAACAAAAGAGTATTGTGGAGATATGTAAGATGGTTAAACGATCGGAACCCACTATTAGGCGAATACTCGCTGAAAATGGGATACTTTCGTCCTCCTTCCGAAAACGTGAGCCAGCATACAATAGAAAGCAACTTCCTGTAGAACAGATTATCACTAAATATCTCAGTGGGTGTAGCGTCCTGTCTCTCTCCAAAGAATATGGTGTCTCCAGAACCGTCATCACACAGAGATTGGCTGAAAATGGTATATAACTCAGAACTGGTTCTGAGGCGAACTTCATCAGAATGGGGAAACTTAGTAAAGAAGAGCGTAAACAACTTACTAAAAAGGCTAATATAGCTTGTACTGGAAAACCCAAGAGCGAACATGACCTTGAGAAAACCATGAGAAGCAGGTATATTAGACAAACACATATCGGCTTTGGAGAGGATATCGTGTATGATAGACTTATCAATCTTGGATATGATGTTCAAAGGCAATTCCCCATACAAAGGTATAGTATTGACCTTTTTGTGAATGGAACCATCGTTGTGGAAATCAGTGGTGGTGGTGTTGGCACTGTTCATTCCGAACATAATAGAACAAAGATCAAACGCCTCCTCAAATGTGGGTATACTGTCGTCTATATTGCTTTTTCCACTCAGAGGCTCTTTATCTATAACTTTGAGAATACTATCCCCCTTATTGAGGAAGTGTGCAGGAACCATGACCCCATCAGCCCGAAGGATTGGGTGATTATATGTACATCTGATGGTAGTGCCACTGGACGTTTTCAACGTAACCATCCTACCGAAGTACCTCCTCCGATACAACATTTCTGTAGGCTCGAACGCCTTAACTTTGGTATCTGATGGAAAGCACATAATCGAAAATCCCGGATGAGTTTGCACCCAAGATGCGGGGCGTTGCTTCCATGTCTTACCAAGATCATCAGAATAAACTCCGGGATTATCCCACGAACAAAGCATACTATCTAAATAGTAATGTTGGGGAATCGCTTTAGAATATATACCAGAGGGATTTCCTCTAACTTTTTCATCTCCCATAGTATGCCAATAATATGTCTGCATCCCTAAAGAAGTTTGTTGATATTTTGAGATTATACCGTTTAATTTACCAATCTGATCTCTGGCTAATCTACGTGCATTAAAACCAGTATATTTTCTGGACAGTTTCTCTATTTCACCCAAGAGCTTATCATAATCCATTCCAGTACTGATTCCACTTGTTATAAGGGTATTTAATCTAGTGACAAAATCTCTATTCATAGATTTAATAAGTCTAAAGTTTTCCTGTTCCCACATACTGCGGGCTTCATTCCACCAAGTATAATCTAAACTAATAGGATTGCCACCCGTAAAAACACGCACCTCTTCTTGAAATAAAGTAGAATGCTTTCCAAAAATTTCTTCCGCTAAAGAAGTAACAAATTCTCCAAGATTATTTGTAGCAAAAAAACCGTATCCGTAATAGGATTCAATATTACTTTCTAATCGTGTAAGTATTGCTTCTAATTCATCATCTCTAGCATCCATCTTCACAGCATAACGCATAAGATATGGTTTAACTAACTCAAGTGCAAATAAAATAAAACCGCTATTAAACGCAGATATATATTTACCATATTTACGTTCTTGAAGAAATGGATATGTAATTCCTTTAGGCTTCCGTGCACGAGTTCTCTTTCTCTGTACAGGAGACATAGTAGAACGATAAAACTTTAATTGTCTCCAAAAATAATTATCAAGGACCATATATAATCCTTATGTGGATGGAGGAGGATCAGTTACCTCTGTAGGTTCAATGTCAGTATATTCATCTCCCCAACCATTTTCCTTAGAAACTGCTTGTGGATCACGAACACCCTGTTCTAGATATATTTCATTTGCCTGAGCATCAAACAGTTTAGCTTCTGCTTCGGTCTTTAGAATATCCGCTTTTTCTACTTCATTAAGTTGATAAAGAGAATTAAACTCAAACTTAATTCTGTCTTGTATTTTATGCTTTAATGCAAGCATCCGTAAAAGAGAACGAAGAGCGGGGGATACACGATTTCGTTGATACACCTCTACACTATCATAATAATTCTTAATATCATATTCGCCACTAGAAAAACCAGAGGGGGACTTACCAAACAAACGCACCATTGGCATATTTGCCACAGCACAAAGCTCTAACATATACACACCGATAAGCTGATCGAGGGATGCAAGAGAAGTATAATCTTTTTGATACACTTCATCTTTATCCAGAATACGAGCATTTAGAGTAGAAGTGCCCGCTTGAATAGCTTGCATACGCTTATAAAGTAGAGATTCATTTCCGGCGGCAAGTAGTTGCCCAAGATTAATAAGTTTATATGTACCACTATTAAATTCATAAAGAATATTAGATATGTTTTGAAGTATTGAACCGTGAGCAGAGAGTGTGTTGTAAACAGATTGAAGAACAGGTATTCCCCAATATTTCATACTCTGTGTAACACCTGAATATACCTGACTTGGTACAGGAGGGGACTTGAATTCCAAAACACGAGAGTAATGAATCATAGTGTCATATGTTTTATTATTTATTGTTTGTCTAACTTTATATTTAAGCAATTTTCCGAATGTGGGGCTTTCTATTTTCTCATCAAATTCAGAACCACTAATATCAATACAAGAAGAATCCACCACACGAAGATAAGCTATATCTCTGACATCCTTCTCATTAACTGGTTGATCCATTTTACGACCATCCAGAATGCCCATTATAATAATGCTACCACCCTGTAATCGAGCACTTGAACCTGCTTCGGTGAAAACTTCTTCTACCTGTAATCTAAGAAGATCATCAGAAATAATTGATTCTTGTTTTTCATCTGGAAAGTATACCCACTCTCTAGTAGCATCTTCTGGAACGGCACGAACAATACGATATGCTAATCCTTCGGCAAGATATAACTGAGTAAGTTCAACTGGATCGAGAATCCTTGCTGAACCAAATGTGGTGTACACAGTTTTATCACGAGAGGTACCCAAACCAGATAAAACATTGATCCACTGTGAGGCATCAATATGAGAAATAGACTCCGATTTCGCTTCTGTTGAAGGTACTACAGAATCTGCTTTAACTTGAGTATCTATATCTTTATTTTTAGGAGGTCGTCCTCTAGGACGTTTGATTGGTTCTGTCATAGTGTATATAAAAGTATACACATGTTATACTTTTGTCAACACCCCTGATTTACCCTAAGCATATGCCTTATAGAGTTGAAGCCACGATCCACCCGAAGAAAATCCTGATTCACGAAGTATAGAAGCAAGACTATCTGGAGGATCGTCAAGTACTTTTGTGTTCTCATTCCAATCACATACTAATTCAAGATATTCTTCACTGGTTTCCTGTGCGAACACGAGATGCTCCCATTGATCCTTGAGTACTGTAGCAATCTTATCTTGCTTATTTTGTGTTTCTCTATATGGATGAGGTTGAATTGCCCATGTCTTTGCAAGAGGATGTGCTGTTATTTTTTCCAACATCAAACCCTTATCTGCATTGGTTTCCATATATAATGCATGAGCACCGTACTGTTGTAAATACATAAACACTTCTGGAATCCAATCATTGATATGTTTCTCTGTAACGAATCCCACAACATTCACTCTGTTATCAGGCATACGTGCTATGATAGTAAGAGCTGTTTTATCTTCTCCACCATAACCAGCATCAATATGAGCATAGACCTCTTTATTTCTCGCTTTATTCCATGTCCCCATAAATGGGTTGGCAAAAAGCATATCAACGGTATTTCTATAATCAAGCTCATAGTTAATTTTGAATAATGCATCAGGCATAGAGCGCCTAGCTTTTTCTATCTCTTCTGGCTTGATAAATGGAAGCATCTGATATGGAAATTTAAGAATAGGGACACCCTCCTCCTCTATAGCCGCCAAACCATCATCACGAGCATATGGGGTACCTATAATACCGGTGTATCCTGTTTTCTTTACAATGTTACCTCGAACTTCACTAATAATGAGCTTTGTGAAATTCCGTTCTACTTGATACAACCGATCCTGTAACGCCACAACGTCATCCATCATAACAAAGTCGTAGTGCTTACCTGTAAGATTGGAATTGATACCTAAAGCAGATAATGTTGGTTCTGGAGACTGAGATGTTCTTACTGAAAGATTAAGAGACCCTTCTTTACGAGTATTAAAATACCAATCAGCTTTATCAGGAACATTACAACGGCTATCTGCGAACCAAACAAAGCGAAAAAGCTCGTGTATGATCGGAGATTCCATAAGATTACGAACTGTAGCCACAACTTCCGTAGCAAGAGTATATGACTTACGCATAATAGCAATAGTTTCATTCTTATTTCTAATAAGACGATACAATGTCCCTACAATAACTATTGCGGTAGATTTATAGGAGGAACGAGAAGCCATAAGTACTTTATCATTTCCTGCCTCACTACAATGCACATACTTTATCCAGTAGGAATGTAGTGGAGTCAAATCCTTATACCCACATAAATGCCCCAACAAGTGTGGTTGCTCAATTATAGCGTGAATTATGTCCCAATTATAATACGGATGTTTTGCCATACCAATAAAAATAAGGTATGCCAACAATAATGTCAACATACCTTATTTATTTGTAGAAATCTCCTTTTGCACGAAGTCAGGAAACGATTTATTGTTTCCTGCGTAGTGTCCACCGAACATTAAGTTAAGCTGTTCGGCGTAGACGAATCAGCTTGAACTTGTTGTTTGGTGTTTTTGGCACCTTCCGGCTTTATCTTTATTATGCAATCAACCCCAAGGCCGAAATCCTTTAAGTTTATTTCCGGCTCGAACGGCGGCGTGATAAACACCGGCGCGTTGTCTTCTTTCATATGACAGAACATTTTCCCTCCTGTAACCTGTGCCACCGAACATTTGGTTCACCTGCATTGCGTAACAATGTTCGGTGGAACCAGTTGTTAGGTACTCTTTGGATCAACTTTTTCGGCTTTCGCGAAAACGTCCCGGCGAAACTGATCGCACATTTCAGATAGCGTTTGTTCGTCGACGTCCCGTATATGCCATTTAGGACATTCAACCAATCCATCCTGTTTTAGTCCCGGCTTTGATTCTGCCATTACATAGTTCGGCGTTTGAAACGGTTGCAATTTAATTTTTATTTCCATAACTTTCCTCCCGTTCGATGTCGGTATAACTTGTTATGCCGCAAGAATCGACCTAACATTTGGA